TATTAAAATCTTCAAGAAGACTAGTACTTACTGTATGGGGGAAAGAAACATCAGGATTGTCGCGAAGTAGTTGCTCTACTGAGTAAAGCTCAGGTGTGCCGTTTACTAGTTTTATGTGCATAGTTTTTCCTATTATGTAGTAGCATTTATCACAAAGCTATGGTTTATTTTAGCTGAACCCCCAAACAGAGGTGTTATAGTTCTGTTTGTGTTTGCACCATTCTGTAGCTCAAAAGCAGTTACTACCTGGACAAGAGTACCCGCAATATACTCTTGATCCCAGTAAGTTTCACTGTAGCCTCCATTAGCTTGCCCATTGTAAAAAGAAGCTGCTCCAAAGATTATGTCAGGAGAGCTATAAACTGAAGTGTCTTTAGTTCTAGCAACAACGTTAGCTTCTGCATCTTCAGTAAGAGAAGAAACAAGAATCCCTGTCAGCGGTTTGCTAGGGGTGAAAGTCACTAGTCTAGTTTTATTGTAAAGAGATAAAAGGGTAGCGTTAGTAGTAGTAGCGAGGGTTAAGACACTACCTAAGTCAGCTGAAGTTAAGAGCTTGTAAGCGACTCTTTGGATTTGCCTAAAAGAGCTAGTAGAAGATGTATATGAGATTTGTGTCCAACCTGTTGGTGTAGAAGTCATCTCCCCCTGCACAGAAGTGTACTGAAGAAGTGCTAAGTCACCAACTAAAGGTCCTGTAGTAGGTACTGTATAAGTTCTACTTCCACCATCAACAAAATCAGTAAAATTGAAAGAAAATGACAACGTAGAAACAGTACTGACACCTTTTTGCATTAGTTTAGATCTTAGCATTAGGCTACATTCCCTGTTATTGCACCGTAGATAACTGTGCCAACTTTCCAAAAAGTCAATACAGTCCACCCCGTAGTAGCTAGAGTAGGGGCTGTTCCACCTACCCAAACAGGTGCCATCGTAGTCCAAGTAATAGCATAAGAAGTACCATCTTCAATCATTAGTGTCATAGCAGCTCCTTCTAACCAGTCAGTTGGTGCAACAGGGGTACGAGAAGCAGTTAAAGTCCATTTTTGGATAGTTCCGTTAGTTGGTGACAAGTTGACAGAAGCTTCGTCTGTAATTGTAAAAACCTCTTCAATTACTGAGCCAGTAACTTTAAAGTTTCCATCTACATGCAACTTTTCAGAGGGAGAGAGTGTACCTACACCCACCTTACCACCACCGCCAACAGCAGCCCCATCAATCGTCAGGGAACCGCTCGTAGCAGAGATGTCATTTGTTTGATGGTTAATATTGATTGCCATTATACTGCAATGCTCCCTGCCATATCTTCCTGCGTCATCACCCAAGCGTAGCACTTGTCGAGAAAGTTGTCCCCAGCGGATGCCTCAACCTCAATAAGATCGGCATGGTAGCGGCGAAAGTCCACCTCGCGGGTGTCATCGTCAGGCGTTGCGGTAGCATATCCCGACACATCAGCCATCACGGTAAACTTGGGGCCACCCTCGCGCATGCGGGAAATAGATGCAGTTACGATGCGAAAGTAAGCACCTGTAAAGGGTGTGCCGTATTGTGTAGTTGTTAAGTCTAGTTGAATAGCCATTAGTAGGTTACCTCTGATGTGTGAATGGTGGCGACCCACCGAATGTTGGTAGCTGCTGCCCCAGTGACTTCGATCTTCAAGCCACCGTAAGTCGTGTCTGCGCTGAGAGCCATACCCCAAGCGGGTGTATTGTCCAAGACAGTCGTGGCGCTGTTGACCAGCACAGTCGTGCCTGCCGAACCTTCCCTGCGGATCAAACCTTCGATCTTCCATGCTGCACATGCAGTGCCTGACGCTGCGTCCTGACGGGCTACGATGGTACCGTGGAAGGCGTAGGCTGAGTTATTAGGAAGAATGACTTGGTTAGTAATCCCCGGCGCGCTGTTGTTTGCGGTAAGGGCTTCTGTCGTGGCGTCTGTAGTGTCAGACATTAAAACCAGGATCCCAGTCTGGCTTGACCCGACGCCACTTAGTGCTTTACCCGAAAGAGCGAACTTGCCATGCCTGTCCGCTGATGACTGGTATCCTAGTGCATACGAGTAAGAAGCTGTGCTCGAACATAGTGTGCCAAGAGCAAAAGAGCCTGTGTTCGAAGCAGTTGAACTATACCCGATGGCTGCCGAATACACCCCTGAAGCTGTTGAGTAACCCCCTGAAGCAAAAGCGTAACTACCTGATGCTTTTGATCGCTTCCCAATAGCCACCGAACTAGTTGCATTAGCGCCATAGGTTGCGGTGTTGTTGGTGATAGCTGCTGCGAAGGAGTCGGTGCCGCCTGCGTATGCCCAGCCTATCGCCGCAGCATTATTGGCCCCTGTACCCCCTTGTGCTTGACCTAACATGACCTGAAAATTTGATTGCGCTTTTGATTGGTAGCCCAATGCAATTGAATAACTTGCTCTTGCGCCAGTCCCTACAGAAGAATCCCCCGCCCCCGCAAAACTGTTAAATCCGCTTGCGATACTATTAGCGAAAGCAACGGCGTTCTCCCCTGAGGCAAAAGCCCCACTACCAATAGCCACAGCATTCGTGCCAGTCGCAGAAGGCGCAGTAAGAGTTACAGGGTTCTCAGCATAAAGCTCAAGGGCAGTGCCACCACCACCTCCAGCAGCGATCCAGTCGTAATCAGTTCCCGTCCATGACAGCACCTCACCAGTTGTAGCAGTGCCAGTGTTCAGGTGGGTATCGACGTCAGCGTCGGTGTAAGCTGTTGCAGCCTGCCAACGAGAGTTAGCTGCATTCCAAGCTAAGACTTGACCGTCTGTAGGAGAAGGGATGTAAACGTCATGCAGTTCGTTTAAATGGAAGCCAACAAGAGGTCTTACAAAAAGTATACCTGTTGTAGCATGAGCACGAATAACAATAGCAACAGAAATACTTTGGTTAGGTGCTGTAGGTTTAACATTTGTTAATTCCCCTGCAGTACTAGGTGAGCTATAAAGAATTGTACCATCTACCCAAGTTTGACCAACAGTAGACCCTGTAGTATTGATATTTTTTATTTCACCAAAAGTAATTGCAAAACCAGTATCTCCTAAGGCAAAATCCTTTTCTGCTACACCAACAAGGTAAAGCTCTTCAATAGTGTTGTTAGCAATAAACTTGTTAACACTAATTTTACCAGAAGCGCCTACTGTTCCTGTAGCATATAGCACATCGCCTTTAGATAAAGCTACGTCTGCTTTGATAGGTAACTTTGATTCTTCTGTATTACCTAAAGAAATAATATTATCAGAAGCATCCTTAGTAAAGAGTTTTTTGTCGGCAAGATTGATAGCAATCTCACCAACTTCCAGATCAGTCGTTAGTGGTACTTTTTCAATAACACTTGACTTTTTATGAATAAGTTTAGTAGCCATATAGATGACATCCTTTCTAAATTAGTATGTACCGCCGTCTAGTCGAACATTTTGTAGTGTGTAGTCACCCATGTCCCAAGCGTCGTTAGCTTCATTCCAAACAAAAGACACATTAGCAGAAGTACCACGTTCTACTTCGAAACCAGCATTCTGGCTAGGTGTACCTGTTTCATCTGAATTAAGGATGATAACGTTGTCGCCGATATTGACAGTATTGGAGTTTACAGTAGTAGTAGTACCGTTGACTGTGAGGTTACCAGTGATAACAGCATTTCCGCCAACGTTAAGATTACCTGCAACACCAACACCACCAGAGACTACGAGAGCGCCTGTACCTGTAGTAGTTGAGGCTGTAGCATTAGTCAGGGTAACAGCAGTAGCAGTAGTAGCTCCACGACCTGTTACACTAGCGAGTGTGTCTACTTCTGTAGCATTTACAACAATAGTGTTTGAAGCGTCTGTGTAGGTTACGGTAGCGATACCTGTACCTGACATGATTGTCCCAACAGCATCTTGCGCGGCTTCGTTAAAGTCTGTAACGTTAGCTGCGGTATGAGTGTGAGAGCTAGCTGCTTTTCCGTCTAGTTGAGTTTGGATAGAACTAGTTACACCAGTAGTGTAGTTCAACTCTGTAGCTGAAGCAGTTACTCCGAAACCGGAAAGAGTAGAGATACCCACAATAGACCAAGCAGTTCCGTTGAAAGATTTTAGAATGTAGTTAGTAGAATCATACCAAAGGTCACCTTCAGCAGGAGCAGTAGGAGCTGTAGTAGCTACATAGGCGGCGCCAATAGGGACAACGTTACCAGAGTTATTTTTAGAATAAAGTTTACGATCAGCAAGGTTCAGTGCTACTTCACCAATTTCTAGGTCGGTTGTTAGTGGCACAGCACCTGCTGTTGAAGATTTCTTTAATAGAATTTTAGTAGCCATTAGTAGTCTCCTCCGATAATGAGAGTGTTAGGGTTGTTTAACTGGTTAGTTGCAGTGTACTTAGCTGTGTTACTGCTGTAAACTAGTAAAGCACCATCTTGTTTGTTTGTGTTATCAATATCTTGGAGTTTGCTAGTGGTTAGCCTATAGTTTTTAAAGTTTGCTGAAGAAGCTTCGTAGGCTAGAAAGTCTCCATCAGCAATGTTATTGATAGTTACGTCTAGTAGTTCGCTAAGTCTCTCGTTACTGTTTAAGTTACCTGCTATAATCTCAGTAATTGTTCCTGCAGAGTTTACTACTTCAACGACTAGATCTCTGTCACTGTTAATGTAGACATTCTCAATAGAGTCTCCTTTAGAACCCTGTCCACCTACACGTGCAAGTGAAACAGAGTACTCAGGAGTAGTCACTTCGGTAACTAGCTTACCAGGTTTAGTTGATAAGTTGTAATCCATTTAAAACTCCGTAGGAGAATAAAGGACTTCTACTAAGCCTCTAAAAGGTTTCCAGATTTGTTGGAAGTTTCCTTCTCCGGGATCTCTAACCTCTAGCTCTATGTAACCATAGACAGGACGATCAGGAGCAGGTTGAACCGTCCAGTCTTCAATTAACGCTTCTGGGAAAACAATTTTAAAAGTATTGTCAGTGGTAACTGTGTCAATAATAGTTAACTCAGTAACAGTGCCTTCTGGTTGTACAACAACGGGGATTTTACCGTCACCTGTATTCAGGGCTTCAATTACTGTAACTTTAAGACTATAACCTGTAAGGTTAGTTAACCACTTTAGTGTAACTTCCATGTGAAGTTGCTCACCGTCTACAATACTTGTTAAAACTGCTCCGTTGTCAGAAATTAGGTCTTGTGACGCAGAAGTAATTTTACTACGTGCCATATGTATTTCTCCTCTAACCGAGTCTCAACTGGGTTGTTTAATAAAGTCCTTCATTGAGGAGAGTTATTCTTTTATTTAAGCAGAATCGCCGGGTACAGTGATACAGCCTGTTTCAATGTAGTAGGGTTGTAGTTCAGAGTAGTAGGCTTTAGCTTCCACTAGATCTGCTACACAAGCTTCCTGAGTTAGGAACACTTCAGTAGTATTGTAAACTACTTCGCAAGACTTAACGTCAGCTGTTGCACAAACTAACATAATTGCTACCAACATTATACTGACTCCTCAATTGTCATACCTGAATTATCTTGAATCAAAGGATCTTGTCCGATTTCTTCCATACCGAGGGTGTCATCATAATCGGAAGGGAGGATGTCATGCTGCTTAGCTACCGATAGCCAAACAGAACGAGGTATCAGTCTATTCTGATACCACTCAGTAACTAGACGTGCCCACTCAGAACCTAGTGGAGTTGGGTTAAAGTCTGCTGATAGTTTGAACTCTAGTTCTTCAACGTCGAGATCACGACCATAACGCCAACGTAGCATCAACTTAACCACTTCACCAAGAGTGGAAGACAGCTTGTTGTTCAGCAGACCTAACTGTGCAGTAAGGCTAGAGTTCTTGATCTCTAGAGCAATACCAGACTGGTCTCCCTCAGGAGCTAGAATCCGTACACCCATACGTGACATTTCCGCTAGACTTGACTCAATAGCTCGGTCCATGTC